CGCTTCTTTACCAACAAGTTATTCCGTGGTTTGCGTATTCCTAGCAGTTATTTGCCCACCACAGCAGATGATGGTAGCCAAGCATACACAGACGGTCGTGTGGGTACAGCACTTATTCAAGAATGGCGCTTTAACCAGTATTGCCAACGTATGCAGAGCATGATTGCAGACAAGTTAGACAGTGAATTTAAGCTGTTTATGCGTTGGAGAGGCTTTAACATTGACGGAAGTTTGTTTGATTTATCATTCAACGAACCGCAAAACTTTGCACAATATCGCCAAGCTGACATTGATAGCGCACGTATTGCCACATTTACACAGCTAGAAGCATATCCTTACCTAAGCAAACGTTGGCTAATGAAGCGTTATTTAGGAATGACAGAGCAAGAGATCAGTGAAAACGAAAGCATGTGGGCCGAAGAAAAAGGCGATGTAGAGCTTGCACAGCCCGATGCTGCTAGCCCACGTAGCGTTGGTATCAGCCCAGGTGGTATCAATGCCGATTTAGAAGGACTGGGCGCAGACACTGAAGCAGGTGCAGAAGGTCCTGCACCGGGCGCACCCGAAGCCGGTGGACCTAATGCACCAGGTGCTGGCGCCGCAATCAATGCCGCTGGACCGATGGTTTAATTAAAAAAGGTTAAATAGTAGTACTATGTTTATTTTAGAATTATTTGACCGCCCCGCACCTGGATATCAATCCGACCAAGACGATCAGAGTATCGCCAAAAAAACTGACAGTCGAGCCGCCACACGCTTCACTTTAGCACATTTAAATCAATTGCGTAAAGGTCACGACGTGCGTAAGCTAGAGCACGAAAAGAAACTAAAATCAGTATCTAAACAATATACTCCGCCACCTGAAGCAGGCGGCGCGGGTATCTAATATTAAAAATCATAATATTAGCCTAAATCCTTCAAAAACCCCCCATTTAAAGCAGAAATATACGTAGTTTTGTAAATAACTTTACAAAGCCAAACATTACTAAGGAGTTCTTATGAACAAGTTTGAGAAATTAATTGAATACATCATCAACGACGAAGACCAAAAAGCTCGTGCGTTGTTCCACGATATCGTGGTAGAAAAAAGCCGCGACATCTATGAGACCATCATGGACGAAGAAGAGAACAGTACTGGGGTATCTCATAACCAAGTAGAAGATCTAGTTGACGAAGTCAGCAACGAAGAATCTTTGGGCGAAGAAGAAGGCGAAGAAGGCGGAGAAGAATTTAGCCTGGACGGCGATGCTGACACAGACGGCGCTCCAGATGGCCCAATGGGCGATGCCCCTGCGGCCGGTGACGAAATGGGTGCTGAAGAGCCACAAGAGCTCGAAGGTACAGTTATGAACATTGATAGCAAACTAGACGAGTTATTGGCTAAGTTTGATTCTATCATGGGCGGCAGTGACGAAGCTCCTGCTGAAGAGCCAGCAATGGGCGGTATGGACGGTATGGACAGCGCTGCTCCTGCAGAGCAACCAGAAGAGTTTGCTGAAGCCAAAGAAGGTTCAGGTAACCCATTTGCCAAAGGTTCCGGCAAAGCAGGTTCTGCACAATCAGGTAAGTCTGGTTCTGCACAGTCTGGTAAAAGCGGTTCCGGTAAAATGGAAAGCCGTAAAACAGCCACAGAATTAATGCGTGAATATGTTGAAACAGTTGGCGACATCTACGGTGGTGCTGGCGATGCAACAGAAGGTACTCCAGTTGGTACAGGTACTGGCTCTAAGAAAGCCCCCACTAACAGCAAGTCTGTTACAGGCCCTGGCGCTGATTTCGGCGGCAGCGTTATCAAAGCCAAAGGTGGCGAACAGAATCAAGACGGCACAAGCCCTGCAGCTGCAGACAAGCCTGAGCTAATCAAATCCGGTAACGTAAACGTTCCTGGCGGCAAAGCTGGTGCTCCTAAGAGCACAGGCCATGAGTATACCAAAGATGCTCGCGGTGCAGAAGGCCAAACCACAGGCGGTAAGTTACCAGTAGCCACTAAGTCTGTACAAGTACAGAACACTGGCCGCAAGTAATTAGGAACTACAAATGGCTTTGTACCTAAAAGAGCACTTAACATTCGACCGGGCAGGTCTGAAGATTATATCTGAAGACGCTACCGACGGGAGTGGTAAGAAAAAGCTCAGAATGGAAGGGGTATTCATCGAAGGTGGTGTTAAAAACGCCAACGAACGTGTTTACCCCGTTCATGAAATTGAAAAAGCTGTAAGTTCCATCAACGATCAAATCAAAGGTGGCTACTCCGTCCTAGGCGAAGTAGATCATCCAGATGATTTAAAAATTAACCTAGACCGTGTATCACACATGATTGATAAAATGTGGATGGATGGTCCTGCAGGTTTTGGAAAATTAACAATATTACCAACCCCGATGGGTCAACTAGTTGAAGCAATGCTAACAAGCGGTGTTAAACTAGGTGTTAGCTCGCGTGGATCTGGTAATGTTAACGAAAGCAGTGGACACGTTAGTGAGTTTGAAATCATTACTGTGGACATCGTGGCTCAACCCAGCGCACCTCATGCCTATCCTAAAGCAATTTATGAAGGTTTAATGAATATGCGTGGCGGCGAGAAGGTATTTGAGATGGCATGTGAAGCCAATCAAAATCAAAAAGTACAAAAGTACCTGCAAGAAGGCATTAAACGCCTAATCAAAGATTTAAAATTATAAGGAGATATCCAGATGTTAGATGCTATCAAACCATTGTTGGATAACGGAATTATCAACGAAGACACACGTCAAGCTATTGCCGAAGCCTGGGAAGCCAGAATCACTGAAGCAAAAGAGCAAGTACGTGCTGAACTACGTGAAGAATTCGCACAACGTTATACACATGACAAACAAGTTATGGTTGAAGCTCTTGACAAAATGGTTACAGAATCTCTCACTGCTGAACTACAAGAGTTCGCAGACGAAAAACAACAGTTAGCAGAAGACCGTGTAAAGTTTAAAAACCACATGGTGGAAAGTGCTGGAAAATTTGATAGTTTCATGGTTAGCAAGCTAGCCGAAGAGATTAAAGAATTACGTGCTGATCGCAAAGTTTACGAAGCTGCCACAGGCAAGTTAGAAAAGTTTGTTATCCGTGCTCTAGCAGAAGAAATCAAAGAGTTTGAACAAGACAAAAAAGCCGTAGTGGAAACTAAGGTTAGATTGGTTGTTGAAGGTAAAGCTAAATTAGCTGAACTACAAGCTCGATTTGTTAAGCAATCTGCTGCCGCTGTTCAAGAGGCTGTTACCAGTTCGTTAGAGTCAGAACTGACTCAACTAAAAGAAGACATTACGTCTGCACGTGAAAACATGTTCGGTCGTCGTTTATTCGAAGCATTTGCAAGCGAGTTTGCTGGCACTCATTTAAATGAGAACAAGCAAATCCGTGAGTTACAAGGTACCGTTGGTGCATTGTCTCAGAAATTGGGCGAAGCAGTTCGTGCAATTGAAAACAAAAATGTTTTAGTTGAATCCAAAGAAAAAGAAATTAAGATTATTAGAGAATCAGCAGCTCGCAAGGAAAAACTTGCAGAAATGATGAAACCTTTAAACAAAGAGAAAGCCGCAATCATGCGTGACTTACTCGAATCAGTGCAGACAGATAAGTTACAGTCTGCATATGAAAAATATCTACCAGCCGTTCTAAACAACAGCTCTGTTGCTACTCCTGCTCCACAAGCAAAAGTATTAACTGAGAGTCGTGTAGAAGTAACTGGTGATAAAACTGCTAAAACTGCCGTTGACACTTCTCGTGCAAATGACATAATGTCAAATGTATTTGAAATGAAACGTTTAGCAGGGCTAAAGTGACTAAACCCTAAATAGGAGAAAATTGAAATGACACAAGCATTATTAGAAAGCCGTTGGGGCGAAACCAAAGACGCCCTGTTAGAAGGCCTAAATGGTTCTAAGCGCACCACAATGGGCGTTATCTTAGAAAACACCCGTAAAATGTTGGCAGAGAATGCCAGCGCAGGTTCAACACAAGCTGGTAACGTAGCTACACTTAACCGTGTAATTCTACCTGTTATCCGTCGTGTTATGCCTACAGTTATCGCTAACGAAATCGTTGGCGTTCAACCAATGACTGGTCCTGTTGCACAGATCCACACATTGCGTGTTCGCTATGCAGATAACATGACTGACAGTTCAGGTTATGGTACAAGTACCACAGCCGGCGACGAGGCATTAAGCCCATTCAAGATTGCTGTTGCTTACTCTGGTAGCAACGCAACTGGTCAAGCTACAAGCACATCCGCATTAGAAGGTGTTGCTGGTAACAAGATCAACGTTCAAATCTTGAAACAAGTTGTTGAAGCTAAGACACGTAAGTTGTCAGCTCGTTGGACATTTGAAGCCGCGCAAGATGCACAATCTATGCACGGTTTGGATGTTGAAGCTGAAATTATGGCTGCTTTGGCACAAGAAATCACAGTTGAAATCGACCAAGAGATCCTAGGATCTCTACGTGCGTTGGCTGCAACTGACTTCACATACAACCAAGCTACTGTATCTGGTACAGCTACTTTCGTTGGTGATGAGCATGCTGCTCTTGCTGTTTTGATTAACCGCACAGCTAACTTGATCGCTCAACGTACACGTCGCGGTGCTGGTAACTGGGCTGTTGTAAGTCCAGCTGCATTGACAGTATTGCAAAGTGCTACAACTAGTGCATTTGCTCGTACTACAGAAGGTACTTTTGAAGCTCCTACAAACACCAAGTTTGTTGGTACATTGAATGGCGCAATGAAGATTTATGTTGACGGTTATGCCA